ATTGAATTCCATGTGCAAATCCGGACAAAATCTCTCCCGTTATAATCGTTTCACCGACCAAACCGGAGACAGCTGAGTGACGCTGTATCTTAGTCCCTTCAGGTGTTTTCGTCTGTAATAAGAATTTGGCATTAGCAAGTTTCCCAACATCTTTTTCTTCAACAAACAAAGATCGAATGTCAGCAAATGAAGGTATCTGCGGGAAATCACTCAAATCCAAAACCAAGTATTCATCATGAGCAACAGTTCCAGGAACTTTGCTTCGTTTTAGGTGTTTTTCATAAATTGTAAGATGAAAATCCATACCCAAGCGCGTAATAGTAATATCATATGATGTTGCTTGTGGTAAGAAGATATGATGTGGAATAACAATACTACGCTGGTGTGTACCCAAATAATGCATGTTCTTAACGCCACGTTGTAAAAAGCCTTGGTTTGCAAAAACTTTTGTAGCAATGTCTAGTGTGTTTGGATCACTTGATGCTTGATGTTGTAATACCATATCATTAACAACTTTCGTAGCTTCCTCAAAGGTCATCTGAGGACCAGGTTTTGGCAATTTGACATCGTGTGTCCCATCTTCAAGACGTATGACATTATTCTTTTGCTTAGGAGATGAATTTGTGCCAACTGATTCATGAACAAGTTGTTTAGGCTCATCTACTCCTTCAAGTCGAATAAGAGTATTACGAGACTTAGGTGATGAATTTGTTCCAATACTTTCATAATCCAATCCCTCAGTAGTAGGAATTTCAAGTTGTTTTACTCCATTCTGCAAGTCATGAACTGCTTTTCGTTCTTTGCGTTTCATACAACCATAACATAAATGATCATATTGCAATGAATGTTCGTACGAGTTTTTCTTGTGGACGTGAGTATAAGCCATGTTGCATTTTTCACACAAATGGACGTGAGCATACTTCTCACCGTCATCTGGAACGTCTTTATGGTGATGGTCTTGAATAATCATTTCACCTGACTCAGTCACTAAGTTAATTGATGTATTGTGCTTGTGACGTTTGGCTGTGGTCGTTTTGTCGCGTTGTTTGTACATCATGTACATCATCCCACTACATACCAACCCTGCAATAAGAGCAAGATATGGATGTGATCTGCACCAATTAAACATAAATGCAGCGCATTTCGCAATTTGCTCACCAATTTTTCGGATGACGACGTACAATCCAGCTGTTGCATAAATAGGAACCATTTGCACTTGTCGATTTATCATCAAGGCAATGCGATTAATAGTAGGTAGTTCAGCAATCAAATCATAGTATGTATTGTCAATACTTCGTTGAAAACTCTCAAGTCTTTCAGCTGTTCGTTCATAACGTTCCTCATTCCCTGTATAATGTGCAGCGTGTCGGTCCATGGGTAATGTAAGGACCAGATCCATTGCAGCACCTGTTATCGCTCGAATGTCCTGATCCCAAGCTCGGCAAATAGCCGCAGCATTGGCTGAACGGGGACGACGGAGAACTTCCCAAATACGACGACCCATTGAGTCTCGTGTGTTATAAATTGTGCGTATTTCGTCCAATGTAACATTGTTGGCCTGTCGTGTAATTTCTTCGATAATTGCAAGAGCCATAGGACTTCCAAGATCTTCAAAAATATCTAACGTTCCATCCGGACGCATTCCATGAGCTTGGAAATAGCCGTTCGATACTCTGACTCCGATGGTAACGTACTGTATTACAGTGACGACACTTTCTTCATCATCTACAAGAACTCGGCGATCTACATGTTGCATTAAGGTACTTTGTCCGCCTCCTTGCAATTCAATTGGATTAACAATGAGAGGATCGACTACTGGCACAATAAAATCTCCAGCAAGTGTAGGTCCATTTGCCATATCTTCAACAATCTCACCGAATATGCGATTTATAGTATGCATGTTCTGAGACGTGTAAGTGTAGATAGTATCAATTGGAACATCAGGTTGGATTCCTTTGACGAAAGCTGCCTGAGCTGCAAGATGTTGTCCATGATGTATTATAACATAAGCTAAGCATTCCTCAAATGTAAGAAGGGTTTTTATACTTCGTTCAGTTCGGTTCTTATCACATGGATTTTTGATGTTAAAACGCAGATGTGAAAAATTTGCTGCTTTTGTCTTATCGAAGGGTGTCCCATCATTGGTTTGATTGGCCCAGACCGCTTCTATGAGTACATCTCGCCTACGCAAGAGAGCATCATTGCAAGTAATACCAGTTATATGAGGATAAAGTGTGTTTGATGTAGTGATTATAGCTTTTGAAGTAAAATACATCCCTTTCTTTTTCAAATCGGCCATTTGTAGTACCATGGGGACATTAGATTTTCTCTGAATACCTTCCATAGCGACTTCGGCATCATTCACCATATTTCCATCATCAATTTGATATACATATTGATGACAATAGTTATCATGAA